TCACCCCGACGTCGCGGCCCTCGTCTTCGCCCCAACCCTCGGCCGCAGTTCCAGCGCCTGGCGGATGTTCCTGACGCCATGCTTCAGCTCGTCCAGCTCCCGCGCGGACAGTTCCTTCATCGCCTCGAACCGTGCGTCGATCAGGCGCTGGCCGGCGGCGACCTGGTCGGCCAGGCGGCCCAGTTCGGCGGCGCTGAGTTTCTGGCTGTCGGCCAGGCGGTCGCCGAGGCGCTCGATGCCCTGGGTGAGGCCCTCCACCGAAATTTTCAGCGCTTCCAGCGCGGTGACGCGTTCGCCGAGGATCTCCAGGTCGCTGGCCAGGCCGTCGGTGCGCTGGCGATGGGCGCCGTGGGAGATGGCCACCGCGCCCAGGGAGGTCATCAGCATGCCCAGCGCCGCGCCGCCGGTGACCCAATCCACGGCGCTCAAGACGCCGGGCCCTCGCAGGCGCCCAGGGCCGCGGTTAGCTCCGCCTCACGGGCGATGCGCTCCAGCCGGCCGGCGACCAGCAGCTTGACGCGCTGGTAGACATCCGGCGCGGCCTTCAGCGCTGCATCGGTGTCGGGATAGGCGGGCTCGGGCCCGACGGCGGGTTTGCAGGCGACGGGCACGGCGACCTGGACGGTCTTGGTGACGATCTGTGGCGCGGGCGGGGTGGTGGTGCAGGCGGCCAGGGCCAGTAGGCCGAGACAGATGATGGCGCGGGCGATCATTTCAGGGTCTCCAGGATCAGGGCGTCGGCCGAGGTGCAGAGATCCGCGCCCGGCTTGGACGCGAGCACCGTGGCGGCGGCGGTTTGCGCGGCGATGGAGGCGGACGACGCGGCGGCGAGCGCCTTGTCTGCGGAGGCGGTGGCGGCGTCGCTTTGCGCTTTCAGGGCGGTCAGCGAGGCGTTCTGGGCGTTGAGGGATTTGGTCAGTGCGTTCTGGTTGCCCTGGCAGGTGACGAGGTTGCGGGTCGCAGCGTCGGCCTGGGTCTGAGCCGTTTTCACGCTGGAGCGCAGGCCGGCCTCGGTGGCGCTGGAGGCGATCCACAGGGCGATGAGGGCGGCCAGCAGCACGCCCGAGCACGCGCCGAGCACCGGGCCGGCCAGCTTGCTGGTCAGCCACGACAGGATGAGGGTCATGGGTGGGGTTCCGGGGGTTGAGGCATTTGATGGGACGGTCAAAACCTTCGTCATCCCAGACGGCCCGGGGGGGGATCCGGGACCCAGGGCCGGTTCCCAGTCGCCTGTGTCCCGGCGCTTCGCTGCGCCAGGGCCGGGATGACGAAGAATATTGGCCGGGAGCTTTACGCCCCGCGATACATCGCCGCTTCGGCGGCGCGGCGGCGCACCAGGCCTTGCAGGATTTGGCCGGCCTGTTTGCTCCAGGCGACGAACTGGGCGGCGGCGGCATCGAAGTCGCCGGCGTTGTGGCGGCGCAGCAGGGTCGAAGCTTTGAAGGCGCCCGGGCCGATATTGTAGGCGAGGCTGACCATCGCATCGAACTGGTTCTGGCGGGTTTCGCCGGTCAGCGCCGCCGAGACGCCCTCGGCGAACCTACTGAGGTCGGAGGCAAACCGTTCATCGCACTGCTGTTGCGTCCAGGTCATGCCGAGCTGGATGTCCTCGCCCGTCGTTCCCCAGCCGATGGTGGGCCGGTCCTGGGGCGTTGGCAGATAGGCGGCGAACCGACACTGCTCGAAGCTCTGGATAAGGGCGATACAGGCGGGGCTGGGCGTCATGACGGGGGACGCTCCGGGTTGGGTTTCTCGGTGAACGCGGTGCCGCCGATGAGGCCGACGGCGCTGAAGCACATGGCGGGCACATAGACGGCCAGCGAACTTAAGAATGCGAACCAGACCGGCGGCTCGACGCCGCGCAGCCAGAGCGCCAGGCCGATGGCGGCGGGCAGGAGGATCAGCAGGTTGACGAACAGCATCACCCCGAGCACCCGCCCGATCGCCAGGTAGTTGTTGTTCGAGCTGCTGAACAGCCCCAGTAGGAGATTCATGGGTTGTCTCTGCGCGCGGGTGTTCGGTGGGGCGTGTTGCAAGAGCAGAGCGCGTCCTTCGAGACGCCCTACGGGCTCCTCAGGATGACGAGTATTTTGGGCTGCATTTTCTTCGTCATGGTGAGGAGCGACGTCTTCGTCGCGTCTCGAACCACGCACAGGTGTTGTTACTGCCCGGGTGACGCGACCCGCTAACGCCCCTCGATCCGCCGGGGGAACAGCAGGCGCTGGCTCCAGGCGACGATGGGGCGTTCGGCGGCATAGTGGAGGATCAGGCCGCCAAGGGTGGCGATCAGGAAGGTCGCGGCGATGAGGACCGCGCCGGGCAAGCCCGGCGCGTGGCGGCTGGCCAGGCCCAGGACCGCCGACACGAAGGCGGTGTGGGTCAGGTAGATGCAGTAGGAGGCGTCGCCCAGGCGGCGGCCGAGGTCGCCGATGAGCCCGGTTGGCGGCCGCGCCGCACAGGCGGCGGCCAGAGTGGCGCAGCAAACCAGGCCGAGGACGATCACCTGCCAGGGGACGTCCCGCTGGTAGGCCATCGCCCAGGCCAGGGCGAAGACAGCTGCGACCCCGGCGACGGTGGCCGGCGCGGCCCAGACGGCGGTGGGCCAGGTCTCGCGGCGGCGCACATAGATCAGGCCGAGCACGACGCCGAGGCCGAACAACAGGTCGATGGGGTTGCACAGGAAGAAGGCGATGTCGGGACCTGGGCCGACGTAGGGGCCGAACAGGCACTGGAACGCCGCCCAGGCTAGCGGCGCGAGCATCCAGGCCGCGAGCAGCCAGCGGCGGCCGGACAGGAAGGTCAGGGCGAAGACGCTGTAGAACAAGACCTCGTGCCGCAGGGTCCAGACCGGGCTGGGCGCCACGACGCCGAACGGCCAGATCACCGCGGCGCGGACATATTCGAGGACCGGGAAAGTACCCCGGCCGCCGACGCGCAGCAGTGCGTAGCCGACGATCACCACCCACAGGAACGGCACGATGCGGGCGAACCGGCGCTTGAAGAACACCCAGGCGCCCATGGTCGGCGCCCACCCCGCGTCCACCGCGATGTAGACGATGATGAAGCCGGAGAGGGTGAAGAACAGATCCACCCCCACCGCGCCAGTCTCGAGCACGGCGCCGAAGGGGTGGCGGCCGTAGTATTTGGCCTCGGACATCATCGAGCTGACGTGGTCGAGCACGACCATGAGCGCGGCCAGCCCGCGAACGTACTGGATGCCGGCAAGCTCGTGCCGGCTGGCCGGCTTGAGCTCGAAGGCGGCCCTGATCCGCTGGACGAGGCTCAATTCACCGCCGGAAGATGATGGCTGACATAGGCGGCGAGCTCACGGTTCCCGGCGGGGCTGGGGTGGTAGTCGTTGTGGTAGAGGCCGGCGTTCCAGGCTGGATCATCGGCTATACGGATTACGAACAGGTTCGCTCGATGCTCGGCCGTCAGTTCGTCTGTCAGTGGCCGAAAGCCATCGAGATGTTTGACGATATCATTCCGCACCGGCAACTCGATGAAGATCACCTGACCGCGGTAGGTCGTCAAAAACTGGTGCAAGGCCTCATGCCACTTGGCGGTTGACTCGGCGGATGGATGAGGATCATCCGAGCGGGGATCTGGCCGGTAGAAATACTTCCCAACAAGATAGATGCTCGCGAACCACGGGTGATGCGTCGGGTGAGCGAACTCGTCATCCCAGCCGTGAGCCGGACCAAAGTCCCCCCGATTCGATAGGATCATGATCCGCTTAAGCGCGAACACCTCTGGATGACTGTTGAGCCATCCAAGTTCGTTCGCCAGCCCCCAGCCCTTTGCACCTACTGGCCAGACAATCGAGCCGGTGTCCTTCTGAAGCAGCGGACCGACTTTACCGGCCTGCTTCATGAAGCTGATGCTGCCCTCCGTCTCGCTGTCGCCGATGATCAGGCTTCCAACGGGCCGGAATGGCGCGGCGACGCCCATACCATGTTCGTTGTAAACCCAGTCACTGCGCCGCAAGAACGTGCCTCGTTGGTTTGGCGCAGAATGATATTGGTCGGCCGCATCCCGAACATAGACCGGAAATCCGGTCGCGCCCACGATCCGCAGAGTGAGCTCTCCGGCGAGCAACAGCCCCGTGAGGGCTATGACGCCAATCCATAACGTTCGCATGCTAATCCCCGTCTAGTTGCGACGCTAGGCGACGACGAGCGGCAACGCCAGTGGGCGCGGTTCATATCAGTAGGGAAGCCAGGTATTTGTCGAAACATTGCACTTGGCCGCCGTGGCCCTTGTGAGCGTTCCAGGACTGGTATTCACAGCGACCGAGCCGGACGTCGTGGTCAGCGTCAGCGCGGTGATCGTCGTCGTTGTCGTGATATGCGCGACCTTCCCCGGATAATTCGAGTCGCAGCTCGGCAGCTGGACTGTCAGCGCCGCTAAGCCACCGCTGATGTTGAGGTCCAGTGTGTCTCCGGTGTCGGGGATAATGACGGTGGAACCAGAGGTCGCGGTCGTGTTGTAGGCCGAACCTTGGTCCGAGAAACCCTCGGTCGTGTACCACATGCCCTTGCCGGTCATCCCGGCCTGGCAGTTGGACTGGCCACCCATTTGCATGCAGATGAAGGTGTTCTGGCCGCCGCCGATGGTGATCGTGCCGCTGGCACCAGTGAAGCCGATAATTTGGGTAAGCACGCCCTGAAAGCCCTGGGCCTGATTATACCCCCAAATCCCCTGACTGCCGCCCAAGGTGATGCTTGAACCGAAGAAGGTCTCGCCATTGAAGGTCACGGTGCCGTTGTACTGGATCGGCGCGGAGAACTGAGCGGACTGGCCGTGGCCGGTCACATGACCGTTTTGAGTCTGGCCGAACAAAGCATTCGTAAGGGCCGTGGTGGATTTGATGTACGCGGCCACCAGCGCGTCGGCCGCACCGCTCACATGCAGGAAGTCGGAGATAGTGAATGCCGCGCCGGTCAGGTGGGTCGCCGCCGTTCCGCCAGTTCCATACCCTCTTATGCAGGCGGTGACGTTGTTGCCGCTGACGGCGGAGACGTAGATGTACTCGCTGTCGACCTTGAGAACGCCGGTAGCCACCGTGCCCAATGTGGGCGTCAGGGCGAACGAGCAAGTTGAAGTGCTTGAAATCGCCCCGGCCAGCGTTCCCCTGACGATGATTGCCCTCAGGCTGCGGGGCGGAATGTCGTTGGCGTGATCATAGGCGTCGGCCGGGTCGCTCAGGTTGGCCTGACTGACCAGATATTCGCGCCAATCGAAGTAGTGGCTGCCGTAGATGCCGGCCAGCACGGTGTTGTCGGCGACGATGGTGGCGTAGGCGCTCGACCCGCTGGGCTCATATTCGGCATTGATGATACTGAAGACCAGGTTGTTCGGCGACGCCGCCGTCATGCCGGCGAGGTCGCCCTCGATCTGCGAAAGCTGCGTGTTGTTGTTACGGCCGGCGACGATCACCGTTGGCGCGACATTCAAGACAGCGGCATCTGGGATGAAGACCGATTGCGCGGCGCACGCTTGCGGCGCGGCCGAGAGCAACGACGACACGGTCGGATTGTCGGGGATGAAGTTGTAGGAGACTGAGGTCGACGGCGGCCCGCCAGAGCCCTGGCCCGACAACAGACCGTGGATGCCGCAGACCGTTCCATAGAGGTAGAGGTTGTTGTCGCTGCTCGTGGTGTTGAGGAAGCGGTAGTCCGGGTCCTGGTTGGTCGCCATGCCGCCCATTGACGACAGGGTGACGCCCTGGATCGCGGTGATCGTCGAGTAGCTGTAGTAGATCAGGTTACTGGAGAAGGTCAGCTGAATCGGCACGCCGCCTTGACGCATGGCGATCTGCGTCGATTTCTGCGACCCGATCCCGAGGTTTACGAAGGTCGTTCCGAATTGGGCCTGCAGTGCCGTGCCGAGGTCGACGCCGGAATAGTCTTCCTCGCCCCGCGCTAGGCTGTCTCCCTGGATAGTGCCATCAATACCGGCGGCGTTGGAGATGGTAGACGCCGGCGCCGGGGATGACGCGGAGAACCCAGGCGCAGGAGTCAGCATCAGCGCGGAAGCCAGAAGGACAGCAAGCGCCGGGTGGGCACGCGATAGAAGCGTCATTCCCTCAATCCTCCATAACAGACACGAACGCGCCGCCGGTCAGGGCGGCGGGGGCGTAGATTTGCAGGCGGCCTTTGAAGGTGGTGCTGCTCCAGGCGCCGCCTTGGGCGCCGGGGGCTGGGCCGCCGCCCAGGGCGAAGACGGAGGCGTTGGTTGGCGCGGCGCCCGAGGCGGCGGTCCCGTCGTCGCGGACCACGACAATGGTCGCGCCGGTGCAGTTCTCGACGTCGATATTGGCCCGGGTCGGGTTGGCCGCGCGGGTGGCCGCCACGACATAGCCGTCGTAGATTCCGGCGCCGAAGGTCGCGCCGATGTTAGGGATGGTGGGCGCGCCCGCGCTGTAGTCGCGGCCGGTGGATCCGGCGTTGGGGACCAGCGCCTCCAGCGCCGCGAGCAGGGCGGCGCGCTGGGTTACATCCTCCACATGGTAGGGCGTCAGCGAACCATTGCTGTTCAGCTGGACGTCAAAGGTCTGGCTGGACCCCGCGCCGTCCTTCACCAGAAGGGTCGTGTCGGTCATCGGCATCAAACTCCAAAGGCCAGGAGGCCGCTCTGGTTGGGGTTGGAGAAATCGAGTTGGGCCGCGCGCAGGGCGGCAATGATCAGCACCAGGGCGACCATGGCCGCCTGGACATTGGTCGCGCCGAGAGCGGTCTGACTGTCGTCATAAGTGACGGTCGAAGCCACGCCTGGTCCGGCGGGGCCTTGCGGACCTATGGGCCCGCGCGGGCCGCTAGGCGCGCGGATGACGGAGGTCGAGCCCTCCTCCCCGATCAGCCAGGTCATGCCAGGCCCTCGGCGATACGGGCGTGGCCGAGCAGCAGCGTCTGGGTGTCGCCGGCGGGATAGGTGACGATCAGGTCCCAGTCGTAGAGGCCGGGCGCGAGGGCGGAAACCACCGCGACCGGCGCGGTGATGGCGATCTCGTTGGGGAGGGTCAGCGTCAGCATGCCGTTGTCGGTGGTGAATTCCGTGGCGTTGGCGGGTTGGCCGGCGAGGCGAAGGCCGAGCTTGGCCGCGGCGCCGGTGAAGTCCTCCGGCTGGCCGGGACCGCCGGCGAAGAAGCGGAACGGCTCCTCGTTCCAGTCGGCGTTTGTGTACGCGACCAGCACGCGCGGCAGCGTGGCGGCTTCAGGCATGGGGGTGCTCCTGGGAATGAGGGGTTCAGTCCAACCCGTCGCCCCAAATCATGCCGCCTCCCCAACCTCGCGCCGGGGGGTCCATTGGATTCGGGCAGTGGGGATTGGGTTGCTGGTTGCGCCGCTGCGACCTTCGAACCGATCGCGCTCAATGGGTCCCCGGCACAGGGCCAGGGGAGACGGGGTTATATCGGGGGAACGCGTAAGGTTGGACGCCGGTGGAACTGGCGATCGCGCCCGGCGGTGGATCAGCTTTGAGTTTGGGCTAGCGTTTGCCGCCGGCGCTATGCTGGCCGCTGTTGTCCCCGGAGCTTTGATGGCCCCGAAGAAGCGCTATCATCCCGCTGGCAATTGCGCCGCCACCGACGACACAGCCAATCCACTGGGCGTTGTGAAGCACGGCGAAGGCCGCCACGCCAAGCGCGGCCAGGCCAAAGATAAGCGCGGAGACTTGGCCTAATGGGTCTGTCGCACCACCAGCCGGGCTTCGCGATCTTCTTGCGCGCGTCTATGACTCGCCTCAAGTTTGAATTCGTTGATAATCTCGGCCGCGGAGCCGGGATGGATTTCTTCAAATGCTCTCAGCGCGTCGGGCGGCGGCAACGGACCCTGCCAGCCCTGCAACGTCATCCGCACTTCAGCGGCGGCGACGCCTTGAGTCCTTGTCGCCTGCGGCTGAACTGCGCTGGTTCGTTGTGGAGGGCGGCTACCGCGCGCCACGAGCCGTCTTTACGCGGTCAACGGCCTTACGCATGTCGGCGCCCAATCGCTCCCAATCGCCGCGAAGAGCCTCCGCCGCGGTTTTACGGGTGCCTGGGAACGGCCGATGGCTGGTAGGCCCAACCACCGAAACGATGTCCGCAAGCCCCGTTACGAACCCTCTTTGAAGGTATCGGCCGGCTTTCATCGCCAATCTGGTCATACAACGATCTCGCGCCCGCGCGCGCCCTTCAGGGCTGAGGCTGACGGTACATATGGGTGCGGACAGGTCAATGTTTAGTTCGCAATATGCGAACAGGTCAGGTGCGGGCGATGACCAACACTGACGCAGAACGTTCGGGGTCGCTCGCGTCGCCGGTGGCGCCCGTGGTGTTGGTGGTCCCGCCGCTGGCGGATCCGCCGGCGCCGGGGGTGGTGAGGGTGGCGTCAGCGCCGGCGGAGGCGCTCAGGGACGGGCTGGTTACCGTGGCGTTTCCGCCGCCGGGGGCGACCAGGGTTCCGGCGAGGGTGGTCGAACCGGCGGTCACAGCCAGACCGGCGTAGGTCGTGACGCCGCCGGCGCCGCCGGATTGGACCAGGGTCTCCATGCCTTCCGGGCGGATGTAGCGGTTGGTTCCGTCGGCGCCGGTGAGAATGATGTCGACGTGGGCCAGGAGGTAGCTGGACGGGATCGTGTAGGAGAAGGCGCCCGGCGTCGAGCTGGAAAACAGGATCGTTCCATCGGCGGTGGTGGTCGTCGGAACGCCCACCGCGAGCCCTGTGGCGATCGTGGCGATGGCGGTGATCACGCCGTTCACCAGATAGGCGACGCCGACGTCATAGTCGGCGCCCGCGGTGATGGAGGTGATGTCCAGAACCGCGGTGTTGATCGGGTGCTGGCCGGCGCTGATCCAGGCGCTGGTTCCGGTGACGCGGTAGTAGAAGATCACCGCGGTGGCGGACGGGTTATCGCTGGCGCCGGTGATCCGCAGCGCCGGGGTTGAGACGCCGGCGTTGGCCAGGGTCACGGCGCTGGCGGTCCAGGCCGAGCCGGGCGCGGCGCCGGCGGCGGGAATCGGGACGATCGGATAGGCGATGCAGTCGGCGAGACTGACCTCCGCCTGGCCGAACGGATTGAAGGACTGGAACTTCACATAGATCGTCTGGCCGACGTTGGTGGCGAGATAGGGAAACTGGAACACCGCGCTGTCCAGGCGGACAAAGGGATCGCCCGCAGGGTGGTCGGCGATGGGGGTGTTGAGATAGCCGCGGCGGATGTAGGTCCCCAGGGCATAGCGGCTGGGGTTGGTGAGGGTCGCGGCCTCGTAGGCGATCAACTCGCCATCGACCAGGCAGAGGGTGGCGCCGTTGTCGGCGGCGCTGGAGGAGGCGCCGGTGAGGACGCCTTCGCTGGCGCCCAGGTCGACGGAGAGGGTGTCTGTCGTGTCAGGGTCGGTGTGGGCCGGAAAGTCGGCGGTGAGGAGACCGTAGCGGGCGGGACCCTCGATGGTCCCAATGTGCTGGTAGCTGTCACCATCAACCGAAACCCAAACGACCGCGCCGCCCCAGTTGGGGCCGCCGGACGCCGCGGCCCAGACCTCGCCCTGCAGGGCCAGGACCGAGGGTGGGTTGAACAGGTACGGCCCGGCGACAGACGCGCCGGTCTGGGCGTAGATCCCGATGGCGATCCCTTGGCGCAACTGGGCCTGGGAGACATTGATCGCGTTCGATCCATCGCCGGCCCAGGTCAGGTCGCCACTGTCGTCGCAGGCGCTGATCTGGGCGGTGAGCGCGGTCGCGGTGGGGAAGGCCGTGGTCAAGACCACCTGCCAGATTCCAGAGACGAGGGTTGCGGTCAGGGCGGAGGCGACCAGGATCGCGTTGCCCGTCACAGTCGCCGGTGCCGTGATGACGCCGGCGCTGAGGTCGACGGTTATCTGGGCGGCGTTTCCGGCGCCGTCGCTCAGGCTCACCTGGGCGATCTTGTGGGCGTTGGCCTGGAGGCAGACGGCGAAGGTGTAGTTCAGGCCTTCGAAGACGCTGACGGTCTGGGCGATGGCGTGGCCGCCGGATGTGGCCGAGGGGACGATGGCGCAGGCGGTGGCCAGGCCATAGGCGTCATTGGCGATCGCGCCGGCCACCGTGCAGTTGGCTTTTGTCCAGACCGCGTTGGTCTGGTCGCCGCTCCAGAGCAGCAGGTTGGCCTCGACGCCACCGGGATCGACGGCGGGGTTGGCGACATAGCCGTCGCCCGCCTGCATCTCGTAGAGCGGGGTGTGGGCGACGCCGACGGGATAGTCTTCGCAGGTAAAGCTGAGGCCGTACTTTTCGTCCTGGTCGATCTGGGTGACGCGAACCGGATAGTCGATCAGGCCCAGCCCGGCGTCGGTGAGCTCGATGATGTCGCCGGGCTCCAGCAGGGCGAACATCCAGCCGAGTTTGAACTTGTACTGGGCGCGAATGTAGAGGGTGCGCTGGAGATAGAGCTGGGCGCTGATGGCCGCGACCGAGGGATCGCAGATGACGTGGACCGTGGTCGGATCCTGCCGCCGGGCGCCGTATTGGGCGATGTTGGCGGCGTCCGAGGCCAGGGCGATGGCCATATTGTACTGGTTGGTGCGGTCCAGGTACTCGAGCTGGACCACGTTGTAGGCGTCGGACTGGTCCTCGATGTCCACCTGCAGCGGCGGATCGCCGGGACTGTCGACGATATAGTCGTCGTCGTTCAGCGAGTAGATCGGCGTGGACGGGGGCGTGTAGGTCTTGCCGTTTCCAGTGAGCGCGGTGTCGCCATAGGGGACAAACTTCAGCACCCCCTCCGACCAGACGCAGGTGGCGTTGGTGGCGAGCAGAACCTCCTTCAGGAAATCCGAGGCGGAGCGTTCCTGGTCGATGACCGGCGAGAGCAACAGGCCCGAGGCCAGGCAGTAGTCCTGGTAGGCGGTCAGGTCGCCGAGCAGGCCGGTAGCGGGCCAGAGCGGCACGCCGGTGCGCGGGTTCTGAAAGAAGTCGGCGACGACCAGGGAGGGGTCGGCGTCCTTGCCGGTGGCCGTGACGACAGGGCCGAAGCCGGTGGTGCGGGTGACCTCGAAGGAATTGTTGGGCGGGCTGGCGTCGGCGTCCAGGCCGTAGTTGGCGGCGTAGGCGATGGCGATGCCGGAATAGCCGATGGCGTGGTTCGGATGATTGCTGGTGAGGTAGCTCCAGGGCGCCTGTCCGATGGCGCCGGACTGCATGGTCAGACCGGCCTGCTGCAGCGCCGTCTTCGAATTGTTGGAGTAGGTCTTGCCGTCGACGTAGACGATGTTGATGGAGTCGATCGGGCCTTCGCAGAGACCCAGGATGATGGTGGCCGAATAGCTGTAGCCGGTGACCGGCGCGCCGCCCTTTCCGCCCGTCTTGCCGCCGTTCTGCGGCTTGGACTTGAAGTCCAGATAGTCGAGCATGTTGCAGTTGACGCGGAACTGACCCCAACCGAGCGGGATCTGCAGGCCCATGGCGGAGGTCTGCACCTGGATGCCGGCGTAGCGGGTGATGACATTGGAGGCGGTGCGGCCGGCCATGGTTCACCTCCCCTTCCAGTAGCTGAAGGCCTTCATCGGCCGGCCGAGCAGGTCGGCGTCGCGGTCCACGTCGCCCAGCACCACCGCGCCATCCTTGCGGTTGGCGTGCACGATCTGGGGCCAGTCGGTGACGATGGCGCCGTGGCTGAAGGCGCGGCCGAACTTGAACAGCAGCACGTCGCCGGGCAGGACCTCGGCGGGATCAATCTCGCCGGCGAGGCGGGAGATGATGGCGAGGTAGCGCTCGCCGTCGCGGTGCAGGTGCCAGTCGGGCGGATAGTCGCCGGTGTCGAAGGCCTCGATCAGGCCGACGCTGGCGTAGACGCCCAGCGCCAGTTGAGCGCAGTCGACGCCCACGCCCTTGAGCCTGGCTCTGTGGTGATAGGGCGTACCGAGCCAGGCGATGGCTTCCGCCACCACCGCGGCGCGCGCGGAGGAATTGGACATGTTGCGCCCTCCAGGCGAACGCGTTTCAAACTCGTTGGGACGCCTGGGCGTGGTTTGAAGATTTGTTAAAAATGCCGCTTGCCCCTGCCCCTGGGTCCGGTCCGCAAGCAGGGTGCGTCTGATGGAGAAGTCGGTTTTGCAACAGTGGTTCGGACCTTCCGAGATGGCCAGGCGGCTTGGTGTTTCCGCCAAGGCGCTGCGCATCTACGAACGCCTGAAGCTGGTCCAGCCCCTGCGCTCGTCGGCGGGTTGGCGAGCCTATGGCCCCGAACAGGTCGGGAAGCTGCACCAGATACTCGCCCTCAAGCAGTTCGGGTTCAGTCTCAAGGAAATCGGCGAACTTCTGACGGGCCGGCTCGGCTCGCTGGACGCGGTTCTGGCCCTGCAACAGCAGGTTCTGTCCTCGCGTCGGGCGGAGATGGACCACGCCCTTTCGCTGCTCGCCGCGGCCCGATCCCAGCTCGCGCAGGCCGGCGCGCTCTCCCCGGACGATCTTATCGAACTCACCCAGGAGACAATCGTCATGGACAAGTTGAACGACACAGAATGGGCGGCGACCATGCAGCCCTTGGTCGACAAGCATTATTCGCCGGAGGAGCAGGAGGCGCTGAAGGCGCGCAAACTGTCCTCGAGCGACGAGGCCACCTTCAAATCCGGATGGGACAGCCTGCTGGCCCGGGCCACGAGACTCCTGGCCCAGGGCGATCCCGGCTCGGCTGAGGCCAAAGCGCTCGCCCGCGACTGGATGGATCAGGTCCGGCAATTCACCTGCAACGACGCCGAACTCGAAGCGAAATCGGCGGCGGTGTGGAAGGAGGCGGTCGGCCAGCCGGAGTTCGCCCGCCGGTCCGGCTTCACGCCGGAACTGATGGGTTTTGTCGGTGAGGCCTGGCGGCGGGCGCAAGCCGAAGGATAGCAGGCCGGTTGACGAATCCAGGCGCCGCGGGGCCGCAATCGCCCGTGGCGCCCTCCGACTGATCATTCTCCTCACACCCCATTCCCCGTGATCGCCGGCGGGATGAAGGGCTGGCCTCTGAATCGCGTCAGATTTCCCTGGGCGGTGCAGTCGGCCATGGTCAGCAGGCAGCCTCGGACGGCGGTGAAGGCGTCGCCGGGCGCCGGGGCGAAGGGCAGCGGGAAGGCGACGGTGATCAGACCGCCGGCGTTGGTGTAGGACTGGATCGCGCGGCTCAGGCCCGCGTTGGCGCCCCAGGTGAAGGTCAGCGTGCCCTTGGCGAAGAAGCCGTCGGCCTCGGTGAGGCTGGTTGCGAAGGCGGTCGTGCTGGCGCCGCCGGCGACCGTGCCCGAGACATTGACGGGAGTCAGGCCGCAGTCGGCGTCGTAGTGCTGGTTCAGACAGCCGGCTTGGAACACGTCCGGGCCCATGTTGACGTTGAGCAGCACAGTCCAGGCCGAGACCGTCATGCTGAACTTGGCGCGGGAGATGTCCTTCAGCTCGGTGACGCGGCCGGAGAAGTCGATGGTGGCGCCGACGATCGAATACGGGAACGCCCAGCTTTCCAGGAAGCCGCGATAGAGGACCACGGTGGCGCCGTCGAAGCCGCGACCTTGGGCGAAGGGGATCAGCGGGGCGCCGTTGATGAGGTCAGCGGGCGTCGCGGAGATGCTGACGTCGAGCGTGGCGACCTCGACGCCGAGCTTGGTGGAAATCTTGCCGCGATCGATGCCCGGGCCGGGCAGATAGGTCTGGCCGGCGAAGGTCAGGGGCGCGCTGACGCCGGCGCCGTGCCAGCGGATCACCGCGCCGCCATTCAGGGTGATGGCCCACAGGTCGACCATCTGGAAATCGTCGCCGCCGTTCAGCAGCGCCAGGGTCGCGCCGGCGGCCCAGTTGTCGATGGGAGTCTTCATCGGGGCATTCCTTATGGGCGCAGGCTGGTGAATTTCAGGCTCTTGCCCGACCACAGCTGGCTGACGATTTGCTCGAAGCTCAAGGCGTCCTCGAGAAAGCGACAGCCGAAATAGAAGTATCCGGACCAGGTCATGGCGTGGCCGGCGGCGGGCGCGGCGTCGAAGACGACCTGGCCGTTGGGCTCCAGAGTGTAGGCGCCGGCGGGCGAACCGTTGTCGAACAGGGTCGGCTGGTAGACGGCGTAGATCGGCTCGGTGAAACTGCCCAACTGCCGCTGCAGCTGGAAGGTCTTGGCGGAGCCGTCGCCGGTTCCGAAGCTGGCCGGCGCGGCGGACAGGACCTGACAGTCGGTGGGATCGACGAACAGGAAGGTCCCGTACTGGCCCTGCAGGACGTTGAAAATCTCCCAGAGGATGGCGAGTTCGTCCGTGAGCGGCCGGTGGCGGATGACCTCGTACTGCAGCTCGAACTGCCACAGGGGCGAGGGCCAATAGGCGGTGCGGCGCTCGCGCCCGGAGGCGGTGCGGACGACCTCGGTGGACCATTTCGGCGCCTTGGTCACGGCGACGGACTGGCCCGGCAAAAAGGGCAGCACGGGCAGGCCTTCCGCGCCGCCCCAGACGCCGGCGTCAGGCGAGGCGGTGGTCTTCAGATAGGCGCCGGCGCTGTCGCCAGGCTCAAGCTGGACCTGAGAGATGAAGAAGGCCTGGGCGCCGTCGCCGGTCCAGTAGGCGTTTCCGGAATTGTCGCAGGCGCCGAAGATGGCGCCGATGGAGACCATGGCGGGGTTGGTGAACCGCGCCGTCAGCACCGCGCGCCAGATGCCAGCGACCGGCGTCGGCTCGAGCAGCGCCGAATAGAGGACGGCGTTGGCGCCGGTGAGGCTGGCCGCAAGGACGACGCCGGCGTTGAGGTCGACGTAGAGATTGGCCGAGGTGGACAGCCAGTCGGTGAGCTGCAGCAGCACGCAGTTATGCGCGCTCTTCTGCAGGTAGGCCGACAGGGTGTAGGCGACGCCAGGTCTGGCGGCCGCGGCCTCCCACACCTCGTGCTGGCCCAGCGCCGTATTGGTCGCCACCGCGCAGGCGGTGGGCTGGCCGTCGACATCGTTGGCCACGGCGCCGGTCACCGAGGCGTTGAACGTCTGCCAGGCGGCGTTGGTCTGGTCGCCCGACCATGTCAGCATGTTGCCACGCGGCAGGCTGGCCAGCACCGACGGCGGATAATAGGGAGCAATCGGCACGGCCTACTCCTTGGCGCGAATCATCAGGTGAACTTGGCGCCCTTGCGGGTCTGGGCGGCGAGGGTCTTGGTCAGCTTGTCGCCGTGCTGGTCGAACCAGCGTTGCAGGCTGGGGCCGTCGGACCCGGCGCCCATGTGCATGTGCAGGTGAGTGTCGCCGCCGGTGTCGTTGGCGCCGCCGCCGCCATTCGCGCCCGAGGGCGAGAAACTGTTCAGCACATCGCGCAGCGGGTTCGCGAAGCGGGCGGGCAGCACCATTTCCTCCTGGTGCAGCTGGGTCAGCGGGTTGACGCCGGTGGGGATGTCGAACCCGCCCTCGGCGCTGGAGACCAGGCCCTTGAAGTCGAGCACCGCCGCCAGCGCGGCGCCGGCGAGTACAGGCGCGACGAAGGGCCCCGCCGGCCCGAACGAGGTGGCGACGTCGGCGTAGACGCCGGCCGCGGCCTTGCCGGCGGAGGTTCCGATGCTGAGCATTGCGGACTGGCCCTCCGCCGCTGAGGTGGCGGTGGCGCCGCCCACGGCGGCGGCGGTGCGCAGGCTGGCGCCTTGCAGGGCCTGGGTGGTCTTGGCCTGTTCGATCAGCGCATCGCGCGCGGCGCTCTGCAGGCCGAGGGCGTCGAGGGTCGCCTGCCCCGCCTGGCTGGCCATCAGCTGCATGGATTCGCCGGTGATCCAGGCCTCGACCTTCTTGTCGACCACGCCGTCGACGAAGTCGGTGAGGATCTTGTTGCCGGTGGCGCCCATCACCTTGGCGAAGGACTCGTGGCCCTCCGCCATCTTGATCAGGCCGGATGAAAAGGTCTGGGTGACGCCGGTGACCGAGCGGTTCCAGGACTGTTCGAACTTGGTCGCCGCCTTGTCGGCCGAGACCGAGGCGTTGTTGCTGAACTGGGCGACCTGGGCAGAGAGCTGCTGAAGCGAGCGGGACGCGTCACCGAAGGCGCCGGTCAGGTTGGAGGTGTCGGCGCTGAAGGTGATCTGGACGTCGGAGTCGCTCATGTGCGGGATCCGCTTGAGAAGCTGGAGAGAAACTCGGCCAGGTCATCGCCGGCGAGCGCCTGGCGGCGGGGGCGGGTAAGGCCCAGGTAGGCGGCGACCGCCATGTGCACGGGCGGGCCGAATTCGCGCCAATGCCGGTGCATGGCGAAGTAGCGGCCCAGGCCCCAGCTCGCCTCGATCACATCCCAGTCGCCGCATCCGCCGGCGACGAGTTCGGCGATGAGGCCGTCGAAATCGCCGTCGAAGGCATCGCCGCCTCCGCCGACGGCGCCGGCTCCCCCGCAAGGCCGATCTCGGTCATCAGGGCGTTCATGAATGGCGTCAGGCCCGGCATCTCGGCGGGGGTCAGGCGCTGTTCGAGGTCGTCGACGGTGAGGTCACGGCCCGTGGCGCCGACGGAGATGACGCCGAGAATGGCGTCGACGCCGGCCATGGGGTCGGCGTTGCCCTGCATGGCGGCGATGTAGCGCCAGGCGGCTTTGAGGGTCTTGAAGTTGGGCAAGGCGACCTCGATCGCCTCGCCGCCGATGGTTGCGGTCGCCATGGGTGCTCCGAGTTTTGGGGATGCGAAATCCTTGGGCTTCGACAGGCTCAGCCTGAGGATTTCTAATGACGGGTTAGTTGGTATGTCGCCGGCGTCTCATTCGACCTCAGGCTGAGCTTGTCGAAGCCCGAGGTCGCTCACCGTCAGCCGGTCATCGTCCAAGAGAAAACATTCCCCGTTCCGTCGTCCTGGGCGGACATGTCCAGGGACGGGAGGCTGAAGTCGTCGAGTTTCAGCGGTAGGCCGAGCTTGGACGCCTGGACGGCGGGGAAGGTCAGGGAGATGGACTTGCCCTTGAACTGGTTGACCAGCTGCAGCGAGAAGATTGGGCCGGAGCCGATCAGGGTGTTGACGCCGGCGATGGTGGTTCCGGTGGAGGCGGAGCTGTAGGTATAGTTCAGCTTGATCAGCCCGCCGGTGTCGGCGGCGGCGAAGGTGTAGACGCCGGTGGTGGTGTTCACCGCGTATTGGCCGGTGGCCGGCGCGGCGGGGACGCGGGTGAGGAACCGGCCGAGGGTGATGGAATAGACGCCGAGGTCGGTCTTGAAGGTCGCGCCATTGGCCGCGGTCACCTGGTAGGGCGAGCCGGGGATGGCGGCGGATTCCGAGATGGAGTTCAGCACCTCGCCCACCGAGGTGGTCTGGCCGAAGTATATCTGGTTGAACAGATTGGGATCGAACCGGCCGACGGCGGCCTTGATGTCGATCTTGCCCTTGCCCCTCGCCTGCTCCAGGGCGAACTGGCTCTGGCCATAGAGGGCCTTCAGATCGAAGCTGAAGTCGACGGCGGTGTCCTGCACCGCGCCGAACATGACCGGCGTCGGATTCGCGCCGGAGGGAATGCCGAACAGATAGCCGGCGCCGAAGACGGACTGGACCAAATCAAAGCTCCTTCATGATGGCCGCGGCCAGGTGCTGGAGGCTCTGCTCCAGGTGGTTCCAGCATTCGGTGATCCGCGCGATCGGCCCGCCGGCGATCAGCTCGTCGCGCCAGGCGCGGATGGCGGATTCGATGCGGGCTTCGAGGGTGGGCGCGGGTGTGGAAGTCGGCGCGGGCGCAGCCGGAGTGTCATCGGCCATGGGGGCCTCCTTGGGTGGGGAAATTCAGGATTTCGGGGCGGCGCTTGCGCGCACGTTCGGCATCTCAAGCCGGTTGAGGGCTCGAACAGTCGACCGCCGGTTTACAAGGGCGACGGCACAGACCGTAGAGAACCACAAAATTTCATTAGGTTAAGCGAGCGCGTCGGGCGGCGCGGCACCCGGTTCGGGAGCTTTTCCGGGCAGCGGATCAATCCGGTTGGGAGCGAACTTTTCCTCGAGCTTGTCCCGCACACGATCGAAAGAGGATCGGTCAGGCAACTGCCTTACACGAATCACGACGTGCAATGGATTGTCTTTCTCAGGCGAGTCCGGGAACACTTGCCCGTCGTCATATACAAATACGATCTGTTCCCCCGCCTCCCCGTCCAGTTCGATGCTTCGAATGTCGGCTGCCTTCGCGAAAACGGCGCCGCGGCTAGCTATGCCTTTGCCGCCCGCAAACTCCTCAGCCCGTTCCGCGATTTCGCCGTCAGATAGTCCCGCCCTCCGAAAAACTGAGAGGCCACTCGACTCGCCACAATTATTTTGGACCGGCTTGATAGGCTGCAGCTCGTTCCGTTTAAACCGCTCACCCGGCGAATTGTCATTCTTGGCATGAAGCAGGCGATAGACTTCTTCATCGCCCTCGACCGACCCGGGAGACTGCGGACAGCGATGGGCAGAGTCTGGATCGTCAGTCCAACTCATCAGGCGATGCGGCTCAGCTCATCGAAAAGCGCTTCAGGGGCGACGCCATTGTATAGCGCGTCCAGCTTGAGTGGAGACGCTCTACCAGGACGATGCACATAAGCAATGATATGCCCATCGTCCATGAAGGCGACGGAGCCAAATGAACTGTCAGTCTTCCAGCGAAGTCCAATCTCGCCAGGGCCGTCTATAAATGGCTGGGGCGCGGTCAATATCCGTTGGCGCGCAGCTCCTAAGAAGTCCACGGCCCGTTGAACCAACATGCGTGACGGAGCTGGTGATCCTTCTCCGTCCCAATCGAGCGGAAGATCCGCCCACCGCGTAATGGCATCGGTTGCCTGCGCCCACTTATTCAACGTGATGACACTCTTAGCATCGACCGGGGCCGGCGAAATGGTGTGCGGGGGTGGTGCGTAGTAGCTAGCGCAAGGGGTCACGTAAGCTGCAGTTGCGTCGGCTTGAGCGGGTGAAGCCGCCACAATTATCGCCGCCGTCTCGAACACGAGTATCCAACTAAATGCGCCATTCGAGCGCGTTTGGACTGGCATAGGCATCAGCCTTCCCCGACTTTTGCACGGAGTTCGCCCACGACCTCTTCCACCCCAGCTCCCTCGTTTTTGATCAGGTGCCACAGGAGGGTAAGCGCCAAATCCCTCGTGGATTTGACGCTCAAGCGAACGTGCCCGATGTCACACAGCTGTGGCGACATCTGAACTTCGCCTGGCTTGATTTCGACGGAGGCTCCATTCACCGATTGCACGACAGCGACCTGCGATAAGGCGAAAATTTCCTGCCGGAGGCAGAGCATTTCAACGTAGACGCCTGGCGCTCCCGCGACGAGAACTTGATCGGGGGTAAGCAACGGGCGCGCTGGCGCCGGCGTGATCGGCATCATCATTTGCTCGCCTATAGCGGGCATTTGTGGTGCGCGTTTAGTGTCGGTCAACGCGGGCGTCCTCTCTCGGTTGCGATCTAATAAAGCCTACTTCACCGGCTCTGTACATCACACGTGGTGATGTGGCCCTTCTCTCCCAGAAAATCCACCGCCCCTAATGCCGCTGTCAAATCCTCCGCCGTCGCCAGATCGCCCGTCGTGCGTCGGAACCTGGCGCTGGCTAGCCACCACGTTCAAGGCCCCACGATCTGGATCGGCACGATGATCAGCGCCTGGCCGTCGAGGTCGCCGCTGTCCTTGAACACCTTGCCGCTGATGAAGGCGTGGTGGACCAGGCCGCCTAGGGTTTGGGCGTGGTCGGGGTCGTCGGACGGGAACAGCGACTGGATGGCGTCGAGGATCTGGTTGGTTTCGCGGGCCGGCGCGGCGTCGGGGTCCTTGCCGGCGTCGTGGTAGATCAGCCAGCTGGCGCCGAAGACGCGTTTGGGCGGCAGGCCGGTGACCTGGGTGATGGTCTCGTCGTGCTCGGCCTGGCAGAGGGCCGGCTGGCCGGGCAGATCGCTCCACAGCTTCACCCGGCGCGCGCGGTGCAGGAAGCTGCGCGGCGGGGCGCCCCAGGCGAGGCCGTCGGTGAGGGCGAACAGGGCCTCGAAGATGGCTTCGCGGGTGGTCATGAGGCGGTTCCATCGAGGGCGTCGAGAGCGGCGGCGGTGAACTCGGCGATGATCTGATCGCCCATGTCGGCCAGCGCCGAGCGCAGGTAGGATCTGGCCGGAATCTGCGAGCCGGGGTGGTGGACGAGCTTTGCGAACACCGGAGAGCCGTGGACGAGGAAGGCCAGGGCCTTGGCCTTGTCGGGGACGATGTCGTGCGGGGCGGTGCGGCCGCCGTATTCCTGGATCGCGGCGTATTTGACGTCGCCGGCGGAGAAGACGCGGGCGATGACCTGGCCGTCCTGGTCGTCGACCTCGGCGGCGATGGAGGCCTTAAGGGCGCCGCTGCGGGATTGCAGGACCTGGCCGGAGAGTTTGTCGTCGGTGACGTGTTTGCGCAGGCGTTCGGCGAGGTCGGCGGCCTTGGCGGCCAGGGCCGATTGGATGGCGGCGGGGGCGTTTTGCAAACGGTTGGAAAGGGCGTCAGCGCCGGTGATTTGGACGGTGAGCATGGGACACCATGAATTCCTTCTCCCTCTTGCGGGAGAAGGAAAACTACACCGGCGCCAGCGCCCTGTACGGCGCCAGCATGGTCTTGATCGACGCGTTCATATCCGCCGGCGAAAATGCGGTGGTCTCCTGGCCGCCCAGGGTCTTGCTGGTCTGGCCGATGCGCTCTCTGCGGCGGAAGGCTTCGCCGGCGAGTTCTATGGTCGCCTGCTCTACCGCCGGCGGGGCCGTGGCGTAGCCGGCGGTGTAGCTGACCACGACGCGGGAGCGGTAGGGGAAGATCTCTCCCACCAGCGACAGGCGGGCGCCATCGAACAGGTAGCCGGGGGTCCCGGTCACCGGATTGGCCTCAACCGTTACCGTGCGGCCGGCGAAACTCACCGACTGCACGGAGACGATCGGGGCCTGGCGCAGCATCATCCAACCCGCGCCCGTGCCGTCATAGACCTCGGTGTAGGGCTGGGTAAGAATTTCCCGCCCGAGGTAGTCGACAACCATCGCCGAGGCCGAAGTGATCAGCCGGGCCAGCAACGCGTCGCTGGGCCCGGCGTCGCAGGGGACGCCCAGCCAGGCCTTGAGGCCCGCCAGGCTGGTGAGGTCGGAGGGGTTCATGTGCGCCCTGCCCTAGCCGGCGGCGATGTTGGTGATCGCGGCCATGGCGAAGGGGGCGTAGACCACCAGGGTCTCCTCGGCATAGACGCCAACCATCTGGGCGCGGGTCGTGACCGGCCAGTCGACCTGGTAGTAGTCGCGGCGGACCTTGACCTCGGCGACGTTGGGCACCTCGTTGGACTGGTATTGCAGCGGCAGGTCCTGGGCGTAGGCCAGCACCGTGCCGGGGGGCACGAAGGGGTGGATCTTGATCGGGATCTTCATCCCGCCGTTCAGGAACGGGTTGAAGTAGAAGTCGATGGCCGCGCCGGCGGTCATCCGCACCTCGCCCGCTTCCGGATTCTGGAAGTATTGCAGCAGCGGTGCGGAGCCCGCGGACAGCACCTTGGCGGCGATGTCTTTCAGCTGCTGGCTATTGACCCACAGCACCGTGGGGGAGACCTGATAGGCGTCCCACAGGCCCTGCAGCATGGTGTCGATCTCCTCCACCGAGCCGTGGCCCGACGAGGTGAGCGTGGTCCCCGTCCCGGCGACGCCGGTGGGCAGGGTGTTGACGTAGGCGCCATTCGACCCGGCGTTGAAGGCGGTGGTCAACAGACCGTCGAAGCCGGTGGCGTTGGTGGAGCAGTCGGCGGTGATCGCCGTGGCCGCCTGGCGGCTGGAGGCCAGGGGCGCGGAGATCGTCACGCTGTTGATGCCAGTGATGGCTTGTAGCGTTTCGGAGCCCGCGATGCCGACATACCAGGCGTAGGCCACCGCGCCCTGGACCGGGGCGACCGTGGCGGCCAGGGTCTGGCCGAGGGTGACCGCCTGGGTGGCGTTGGTGGACTTGTTAGACGAGCCGCCGTTGACGGTGAAGGTCTTGCCGTCGGCGCCGGTGACGGTCTTGGAGGTGGCGACGCCGTTGGCGAAGCTGGAGTTGCGATAGCCCTCCAGCGTCAGGGCGACGACGATCACCGAATAGGTGGCGGACGGCAGGGTCGCGCCCGTGCCTGAGGCGGCTGGAACCGGGGTCGGCGGGGCGCCGAGCTGCAGCGAGGCGTTGCCGGCCAGGACCGCCATCTCCTCCTTGAGCATCATCTTCTGCAGCAGGCGGGTGGTCATGGTGGCCTGGATGTCTTCAAAGGTGCGGCCGGCGCTGATGGCTTCCCAGGTCGCCTGGTCCTCCTCGCCGAGGGTGGCGTAGGCGGCCGAGCGGGACTGGGTGACATAGCTCATCTGGCCGGCGCGCTGGCCTTCCGGCACCCAGCCGGTGGCGTCGAAGCCGGAGCCTTGCAGGCCGGTGATCGCCTTCCAGTTGGTGGCCGTACCGACGCCGCCGGTGCGGGGCAGGCTTTTGATCAGCGGGGCGTTGAAGGGATAGAGGTTTTTCGCCGGGGCCTGCAGGTCGTAGGCGACCAGGCCCGTGCCGGTGGTGATGGCCTTTTCGATCTGGTTCGGATTGGCGCCGGCCATGGCCAGGACGTGCCGGGCGATGTCTTCGGAAGGCGCGGAGAGGGAGTCGACGACCGCCTTGCGGAGATCGTCGCGATTGACGAGTGCGTTCATGGAGGGCCTCCAGGGATGGGGCTGTGGGGTGGTTTGGGGTGAAGGAAGAAGGATTCACCACGAAGCACACGAAGGGCACGAAGGGGCCGGTGCGGTTGAGGGCTGGATTTGAAACGCCAAGGCGCGAAGGACGCTAAGGCGGGCAGAGCCCGCGCGATAACCGCATACGCCAACATCAGATGATGATCACGCTTCGCGCTTTTTTCCTTCGCGTTCTTCGTGCCTTAGCGTCGAACCTTCTTCTTCGTACCCTTCGTGTGCTTCGTGGTGAAAAGGGGCGGGTTGGGGGATCAGCGGCCGATCGGGATCGGTCTGCGCAGCGCGGCCATGAGTTCGAGGCGGCCGCGGTCTTCGGCGGGAAGGCTGTCGAGGTATTTCTTCAGGTCTTCGGGGCTGGGCGACGGGTCGCTGGGGTTGGCGTCTTCGGCCTTGCCGATGGCGCGGGCGGCGCCGGCGAGGGCCTTGGGCGGAGCAGGCGTTCCGGCGAGGTCGTCGAGGCGTTTGTGCAGGAGGTCGATGGTGGCCCAGAGGGCGTCGACATCGGCCGAGGGCCCGGCGCGCAGGAACTTTTCGCCTGTCTCGTCTTCGTCCGCGCCGCCGGAGCATTGGGCGCCCAGGGCGCAGAGGTGGTCGTGGGCGGCCTGGATGTGCTCCAGGTCGGCGGCGGAGTTGCGGGCGCCGAGCTTGTCGAAATCTTCGCCGGGGGCGATCACCTCGAAGGCGGGCTCGGCGGGTTCATCCTCAATAACCGGCGCGGCCTGCGTAAGCGCCTCGCGCGCCTTGACCACATAGTCGGTGTAGCGCCCTCGCCTCCCGGCCGCGGCGGCCAGTTCGATGGCCTTGGCGATGACGTCGGTATTGCTGGGGCCAGGCGGCCCGGCCTGGTCGGCCTTCCACATGTCGATCACCGCTTCGGGATTGCAGGGCCGGTCCACCAGGCTGATCTCGTTGAGCTTCAGCTTGGTGATCACCTTGCGGTCGGAAGCGTCGCGCGCCAGGACCCGGCCGCCAATGGAGAAGCCCTTGTAGACGCCGAGCTGGACCTTCTTGACGGCCACGGGATCGACCACGTGGGCGGCGATACGGGTCGCGCCATCCTCGCCGACCTCGGCGCTGAGGGTGGCGCCAGCGGCGGTGAGGCCGTGCATCTCGCGCAGGGCGCCGAAACGCATGTAGGCCGGCAGGGCCGCTTTCATGGCGTCGGGCGAGACGGTCTCGTCGGCGTCGTCGACGGCGCCGGTAGAAGCCGTGCCGAACACCTTGATGGTGCCGTCGTCCTGGGCTTCGACCTTGGTGATTTCACCATAAATTCTCATGGCTTGAGACGATCTCCTGACGATGAATTTGAAAGTGCGAGACGAATGGAACAGCGTTCATCGCGGGTACAGGTTGGCGGGGCCAAGCTGGACGCTCGTGGCGAACTCGCTTCGCGCGAGATTTGCTGGTTTAATCAGGTCCTAAAGGCCGCGCCCGGGCGCGGTCGCCCAAGCGGAGACACGCCCCATGAACCGCTACCTCAATCGAATCCTGGCCGGCGCGGCCGTGTGCGGCGCCCTGGCGCTGAGCGGCTCGGTCCTGACGAGCACAGCGCTGGCCCAGCCGGCGCAGCCCTCGGCGTCGCTGAAGCGCTGTTTCTTCGCCCACGAATGGCAGGGCTGGAAGGCGCCCAACGCGCACATGATATATATCCGGGTGGACATGCATCACATCTATCGGGTGGACTTCTCATCCAGTTGCGACGCCCTGACCTGGCCCGACTCGCATCTGGTCACCACCTTCCACGGCGATGATCAGGTCTGCAATCCGCTGGACCTGGACATCAAGGTGTCGGAAGGCCCGCACGGCTTCGCCGAGCCCTGCATCGTCAGCGGCATCTCCGAGATGACCCCGGACGAGGTGGCGGCGATCGCGAAAAAGGATCTGCCGTAAGAGAGCTTCCTGCTCCCGCAAGGGGAGAAGGTTAAGGCGACGACGGCGCCAGGGGATTGGGCGCTTCTCCCACGTTCCCTTTCGGTAGCGGCCCCAGCCCTCGCCGCGCCCTGACTTCATCCACGGTCGCCGAGCCGTTCCGCAGCGCCAGATCGTCGATCTGGGCCTGCTGCATGGGGTCGACAACCACAGCGTCGTTCCAGGCGAATTCCAGGTCCGCGTAGCCGAAGTCGTCCTGGATGACGGCGTCGATCAGGCGTTTGGCCCAGCGTTTCAGGGGCTCCAGCCCCTCCTCCAGGCCGCGATCCTGGTCCTGGTCGGCGGTGCCGCGGTTCATCTGACGGACGAAGGCGGTGGGCGGGAGGGAGAAGGCGTAGCAGACCACGCGGGCCAGCCATTCGTCGAAGTCGTCCTTGATCGGGGCGTCCTTGAACGCCTGGTAGCGGGTGCCGGAGGGGACCCAGAGCAGCTTGGTCTGCTCGGCGGTGACGCCGGAGAGCTTGGAGTCGAGCCACAGCTGCATGTCGCGCAGCTGGTCGGCGGTCCAGGAGTCGAGGCCAGTGAGCAGGCCGGCGGGCAGGTTGCTTTCCGTGAAATAGGCCAGCTGGGCAGCCTGGCGGCGCAGGACGGTGTTGATGGTGACGATGATCTGCTCGACGGGTCCAAAGCCGTAGTTGTGGTTCGGGCGCGGGTTGCGCGGGGCGTAGATCAGGTCGGCGTTGGTGAGGTTGGCCCAGGCGACGCCCTTGATCACCTGCTGATAGGCGACATCGGCGGGACCGGTCGGCCGGCGGCCGGTGTCGTCGACCATGGGATGGATGGTCTCGCCGGGAATGACGTCCAGGCCGATCAGGGCGCCGGCGCGGTTGCGGCGGCGCTCGATGGCCGGGGCGTCGAGGGCGAGGAGATCCTCCAGCAGCAGCCGCAGCCAGGTGGCGAAGGGGGTTGTGCCATCGGGCCGGCGCCAGAAGGCGGTCTGGGCGGCCAGGCGCGGGTCGGCGGGATCGACCCAGGCGCCCTTGGCCGGTTGGATGATCCAGTCCAGGCGCTCGATCTGGTCCTTGCGGGTCTCGATGGCGAGGCGGACCAGCTCGACATTGGCAAAGGCGCGCAGCTGACGAAAGCCGAAGGGCTCATACGCGCGGGGCTGGATGGCGCTGTTGATGGACAGCGGAAAATCGAACGCGCGGACGGGTTCCTGAGCGATCGGCGCCAGCGGCTCGCCGGGGGAGAAGACGTCCCAGTTCGGCGAATAGGGGCCGTTCATGGGTGAGCCGGTGACGCGGTAGCTGAGCGAGGTGCGGAGACCGCCGGGTGGGGGCATAGGTGGGGCTCCGGAAGGAGGATGCTGCGATTGTTGCGTGGTAGTTGAAGGCGCTCATCGGGATGCTTGCGGACGACCGGGCACCCAGGCTGAATGGGGCGCTTATCCAACGAATGCGATAATCTGGTTCGGCACTGGTGCACCAGCCAGGTCACTATCCTACTAAGTCGTCGTATTCATCATCATCTAGGACGGCCTTTTGAGCCTCAAGTAGCTTGATCAACTTTCCAATTTCTCGCGGACCCATGTCCCCAGAAACGATCAGGCGATAGCGTGTGTCACGAGAAAGCGGGCCACGAATCCATTCCCGCTCGTCCTCCGAAATCGCATCTGATCCCCCGACTGTCGCGCGCGCTGAACCCTGGACCGCTTTCAGCGAAGCCACGGCGGGGGCAGCATCTGCCGTGATCCTTTCGGTCGCCGGGACCTCATCCGGTTCGGGCGCTTCCGATTCATATCCCGCAGTTTCGGCGTCAACCAGCTCGCAGGTCTCGCGATATGATCGAATCAACTTCATAGCTGAATCGGGCAAAAACTGGCGTTTAGTTATAAGATAGGCGCGAATAGCCGCGTCACTTGCCTTCTCTGGAAAGAGGTCGTTGAGCTCGCGGTATAGGTCCGGTTCATTTGCCGCCGCGCGAAGTGCCGCAATACGCTCAGGGTCAGTTCGTTCTCGTTCAATTATATCAACAGCACGAGCCGTTACCCACATGGATTCAATGCCACCGTCAAGCAATCCGTACTTAGAAACCGCAGAGATAACTCCGAGTGACGCGCCATTAAGTCCGCCGTATTTCATGTGTTCGGCCACCAGACTCTTCGGGATTTTGTTGCGATTGTCCTTCTTATAGACCTCGGCAACCTTCTCGATTGCCTCCCTAAGGCCAATCACTGGGTAGCGCGGGCTGCGAATGAATTTTATGGCCATAGGACCCTCCCATCGTTCGCCTCAAACCTATATCTAATCGCCAGCCGTCGCAAGAGATTGCGTTTAACCGGCGTTCCGCTTTCGAATTGGCCGTTGACGTTAATCGCGAACGGCGCCACTAGGAGGGGCAACGAATGGCGATGCTATATTTGGAGGGTTTGCCTGCGCGACGTCACATTCGCGCTCGCGGCCGAACCACGAGACACAAGCTGGTGGGCGTGAACTGACGATGTTCGCCGCTCCGTTCAAATTCAGGCGGCGATTCCCCCGGGCCTTCGCAACCTTTCAAAGCGAGAGCAGCCGTGAACTGGGGCAAGATCAAAATTGACGAGGTGGAGGTCGATCTAACCCATCTAGATCCGTTCACGATCAACGTTACGCCTGCTGCACCTGGCTCGCCGACATACAAGGTGTTGGTGTCATTCAGCCATCATGCATTCACCCGTGATTTGGTCGACACGGACTTGCCCAAGCATTACTTTGGACCCGCTCACGACGTCAGGTGCTTTTGTGCAGACCGCCACAGGTTGTCATTGTCATTGCCGGAGATCGTAAAGGCTGCAGCAACAGGCAAGGCCTATTTCCCCGCTCGCAACCATCCTGTTCAACGGAACTTTCTCCTGGTCAAAATCGCAGCGGACGAGCCACCTTACCTGATCGTCTTTAACCTAGAGCGCGCGCGTGGCGTCGACGCAGATGCGGTCATGAACATCGTCAGCGCTCACCCGCGCCCTGGGCTTGGTTCAACGCGAAAGATGGCCAGCATTCGCTTGGCGACCCTGGTGTCAAAAACGGTGCGCGGTGAACGTGTGGTTCGGCCCAGTTGAAAAAGAAACAGCCCCCTTTCGGGGGCTGTCCTGTGCGAGAATACCCCTTACCCCCGCGCTCCGCAGGACCCTTTCGGGCGGGCCGTTGTGTTTCGCTCGCTAGCAACGACGCACGCATAATGCGCGGTGATGGGTTAAGTTTCAACAAAATGTTGATTGAATATCGGCGTTCATGGTTCGTCCCGACAGTCAACCCTATCGCCCCGCGCCGATATCTGGCGTGCAGGTAGCTGAAATTCAAGGCACTCGTCTAAACCCGCTTCCATCGCTTCGGGCGCTTGGGCACACTGCTCTCAGGGCCGTGTCGATAATACCATTACTCCCGTTCAGCCAACTCCTGCAGCGCCCGTTCGATATACCCTGATCCTGGCACAGCCTCTCCCAGCATCAGTTCCGTCAGCGCCCACACCAGTGCGTCCAGGCGGTTGGGGCTGGCGTCGCCGAGGTAGCCGCTCGTCGTCGCCCGGCTCATCTCGTGTTCCAGCTCGGCCAGCGGGTTGTTCGCTGGGTCGGGAATGACATGCCGAACCCTCCCCTGTTCGTAGAGGGCCGAGACGGGTTCGGCGCGGATCATCTTGCCTCTGGAGGCGGAGACCAAGGTAACCGGGGCGGTTTTGCGTACGGTCTGGATGATGGCGCGCACCATGTCGCCGCCGAAGTTCTTTTCGGCGACGATGCGGTCGGCGCCGAAGTCGTCGAAGGCTTCGACCGCGCGGCGGCCCCAGCCCTCGGGCGAGAGGCGGCAGGTGCGGTCGGCCAGGACATAGGCGACGCCGTCGACGCCGAGGCCCGCGACGACGATGCCTTGCGCGTCGCCTTCGTCGGCCCCGGTGGAACCAGAGGGATCGACGGCGACCACAACGCGGGCGAGGTCCGGCGCCTTGGCGGCGCGGGCGGCGATCAGGGTCTCATAGGTCCACAGGGCGCCGGGGGCGTCGCCGAGGATTTCGGCGTGCAGTTCCTGGCGGCCGAGGCGGACGCCCTCGTAGCGACGGACGATGCGCTGGATGAAGGCGGGCGAGAGGTTGGCGGCGTTGTCGTAGGTGGAACCCCGGTGGACGACGCAATCGGGGTCGGCGATTAGGGCCTTCAGCAGCGGCAGCGGCTTGGGCGTGGTGGTGGCCACAAGCCGTGGATCAGGGCCGAGGCGAAGGCCGAGCAAGAGTTGGTCCCAGGTGGCTTGCAGGTTGGGCCAGGCGCAGAGTTCGTCGGCCCAGGCGGCGTCATGCTGGGGGCCGCGCAGGCGTTCGGGCTCCTGGGCCGAATAGAGAAAGGCCTTGGCGCCGCCGGGCCAGACCAGGCGGCGGCGGGAGGGCTGGAAGACCGGCTTTTCGTTGCGCGGGGCGATGGCGATGAGGCCGGACTCGCCCTCGACCATGACGTCGCGGGCGTCGGCGGTGGTGGGGGCGACCAGGGCGATGCGCTTGCGGCCCTGCTCGACCTGGGACCGGACCCATTCGGCGCCGGCGCGGGTCTTGCCGAAACCGCGGCCGGCGAGGATCAGCCAGTAGCGCCAAGCGGCTTCGGGAGCGTGCTGCGCGGGCCGGCCGTGCCAGACCCAGTCGCGGAGATAGGCTTCGTAGTCGTCTTCGCCGCCCTCTCTGAACTCCGCCTCAATCAGCTCCCTCTTTTCCGGCGGCAA